AAGCAACGAATCCACTGACGATAACGATCCTCAACTGGATACTCCCAGTTATCAGAGTGGTGACAACTCTGGTGATGTTGATGAACCAAATGCTAAGAGTGGATTTGAAGATGACATTGAGGATGAACTGAAGACTCAAGATGCCTTTGATGAAAAGTTGTCTGGTCTTTGCAATGATCCTTCTGAGTATCGTTATATCTCTCGTCCCAAACTGAACCTTGATCGTTTGATTACTGATAACGATTACATCCATCGCAACATTGATTCGTGGTGGGATCAGATTCAAACTGAGACTTGTTTTGAAGAAGTCGATGCTTTCTACAATGACTTCAAGAAGAATGCTCAGAAGGAAGTCAACTATCTGGTGAAAGAGTTTGAGATGCGTAAGTCTGCTGATGCTTATGCCCGTTCTTCTACTGCTCGCACTGGTGTGCTGGACTGCACCAAACTTCACACCTATAAGTTCAACGACGATCTGTTCAAGAAGGTGACCGTTATCCCTAACGGTAAGAACCATGGTCTTCTGTTCATTCTTGACTGGTCTGGTTCTATGAATCAGTGCCTCTTGGACACCATGAAGCAACTGTACAATCTGATTTGGTTCTGCCGTAAGGTCAATATTCCTTACGATGTGTATGCCTTCACTCTGGACAATCCTGGTTTCTGGACCAATCCAGATGAAGATACCTATGTCAAAGAGGATAGTTGCTTTGCCCTGCCAGAGCATTTCGGTCTGATGAATCTCTTCACCAGCACCGTCAATAATGCAACCTCCGAAAGGCAAATGCTAAACATGTGGAGGACTGTGTGTGCCATCTCTAGTGGTTGGAACAACTGGAAGGGTCGTCGCATCTACACTTCCTATCCCCAGCCTCCTTTCATGGGTTTGAGTGGCACCCCCCTTAACGAAAGTATCCTTTGCCTCTACGATATTATCCCCAACTTTACTAAGAAGCATAGTCTCCAGAACGTCAACTGCGTCATCTTGACTGACGGTGAGGCACAACCCCTTCACAGTCACTTCTGGTATAAGTATCGTGATACTGAAGGTGGTCGTTGGGGTGTTCGTGGCACTGACAATGGTCGCACTATCTTCCGTGATCGTAAGACTGGCACTATGGTCAAGTTCCCCTATGAATATTGGAAGTTTACCCAAACTCTTCTGGAGAATCTGAAACTCAACTTCCCGAATGTGAATCTGATTGGCATTCGTGTTGCTGGTAGTGGAGATGCCAAACGTATGGTTCGTATGCACTGCAACCATGACTTTACTAAAGTTGATCCCATTTGTGCTAAACTGACTAAGGAAAAAACTGCAACTCTTTCTGACACTGGATATGATGCTTATTTCTTGATTGTCTCAACTGCTCTGTCTAATGATGCAGAGTTCGATGTTGCTGATGATGCTACGAAAGCACAGATCAAATCTGCCTTCAGGAAGTCTCTTGCTTCGAAAAAAATGAATAAGAAAGTTCTTAATGAGTTTGTTAAGTTGGTAGCATGAACGTTATTGATCAAAATGATGCCTTTAAAAAGTATGACTTTAGTTCCTTCATAACCGAAGAGGACGATAAAGAGGCATGTCGGATTATCAAAGATATTATTGATAATGGTAACTACTTTACCAATAGTCCCAAATATCAGACTAGGGAAAATCTCTTTGCCCGTTCTGAGGATGTGTGGTTAAAGTATAGGAATACATTCTTGGTTGCCTGTTTCACTTACCTTGGAAAAGAAGTCAGGGTTGGTAACAGGAAGTCTTGGAGTTTCATGACTAACCTAGAAGGTGCTGAAGATCGGGATAAGTTGTGGCATCACCACTGGTATCCAAGTCAAAAAGGGATGAAGATGCTCAGTGGTTTGTGGTATCTGAATATTCCAGATGACGTTGAGAACATGGATCTGTGTGGTACAGAGATCGCACCATACGGTCCTCGTCGGGGTGGAGAGTTCTTCATTAAACCCACAACTGGTAGTTGGTTGATCTATCCTTCAGATAAGTGGCATCGTCCTGGTATTGTTCAGAGTAATCAGTATCGTTTCGTCCTTGCTGTAGATCTGGAGTATTGGCCATAGACGGTCTTGATACTGGCACACTACGTAGTCGTGACCCTCCTTCTGGGATTATAATGTATACATACCAATGAGGTTCGCAATGACCACTCGTTTGACCCTTTCTGCCGATTACATCCGCACTTCTCTTCAGGCATCTTACGGGGAAACTGTGACCACTGGAGACATCCGTGCCTGGTGTGCCATGAATGGTGCCAACTACCAGACCGTCACTAAAAAGATCGAAGAGTTCAAGGTTGGTCGTGGTAAGTGGAATCTGACTATTCAAGAAAAACTGGAAAAAACCTATCAGTCTCCTGCTGCTGCACCTGCAATCGAACAAGTTCTTATTCCCGATAAAGATGATACCTTCATCAAGTTTGGTAACTTTGCTGATATTAAAAAGATTATCCAGTCCAATCTGTTTTATCCTACGTTCATTACGGGTCTTTCGGGTAATGGTAAAACGTTCGGTGTTGAGCAGGCATGTGCTCAGTTGGGTCGTGAACTGATCCGTGTAAACATTACTATTGAGACTGACGAAGATGATCTTATCGGTGGTTTTAGGCTTGTTGATGGGAATACTGCATGGCATAACGGTCCCGTCATCGAAGCACTTGAACGTGGAGCAGTGCTACTCTTGGACGAAATCGACCTTGCCTCCAACAAAATCCTCTGCCTTCAGTCCATTCTAGAAGGTAAGGGTGTCTTCCTCAAGAAGATTGGCAAGTGGGTGAAACCTGCTGCTGGATTCAACGTCATTGCCACTGCCAACACCAAGGGTAAGGGTTCTGATGATGGTCGTTTCATCGGCACCAATGTTCTGAACGAAGCATTTCTGGAACGTTTTGCTCTGACCTTTGAGCAGGAGTATCCCCCTGCTTCTATCGAAACTCGCATTCTGAATAAGATTTGCGATGATCAAAAGTTCTGTGCTCGTCTTGCTGACTGGGCAGACATCATTCGTAAGACCTTCAAAGAAGGTGGTGTCGATGAAGTGATCAGCACCCGTCGTTTGGTCCACATCATCAATGCCTATAAGATCTTTGATGATAAAGTCAAGGCAATCAATCTCGGTCTCAATCGTTTCGATGATGAAACTAAGCAGGCATTCATGAGTTTGTATGATGCTGTTGATGCTGATGTTGACGTAAAGACGGAGGTTTGATATAATGACTAATGCTTGGAGTTTGCTTTATGATCACATGAATAATGAAAACGATTTTCAGGCACTAGATGATGCCTATAATAATTACCTTGACAAATTAAACTCATTTGAATTTCAAACTGCTGTACCTGTGACACCAGAACAACAAAAGACAAAACCTAACTGGAAGTATCACGAAGATCTTACTATTAAAGATGTAGAAGATTATATTACCCGTACTTATTCTGCTCACTATTCATCTAAGATCCAAACTCTTGATCTTATCGAATCTGTGGGTGATGCTGAGGCATTTTGCCGCAGCAACATTCTTAAGTATGCCTCTCGTTATGATAAGAAGGGCAGTGCTAAAATGGATATCCTGAAGATCATCCATTACGCAATCCTCCTCTACCACTTCTCTGGTCAAAACAATGAAATTGAAGCCCCCTATGAAACTTTCTGATAAGACTCTCACCCTTCTGAAGAACTTCTCTTCTATCAACCAGTCTATCCTGGTCAAGGAAGGTTCTAAACTTCGCACCATCAGTGTGATGAAGAACATCCTGGCAGAGGCAGAAGTCACCGAAGAGTTTGATCGTGACTTTGCTATCTACGATCTTGGTCAGTTTCTTAACGGACTCTCCCTTCACCAGAATCCTGAACTGGATTTCCAGAACGATTCCTATCTGGTTATTCGTGAAGGCAAGTCTCGTGCCAAGTTTGCCTTTGCTGATCCCAGTGTGATCGTTGCACCACCAGAGAAACAGATTGAACTGCCTACTCAGGATGTTTGCTTCCAACTGGAAAGCACTCAACTGGATAAACTGCTTAAGGCAGCACAAGTCTATCAACTGCCTGATCTTGCTGCTGTTGGTGAAGCAGGTGTAATCAAACTGGTTGTTCGTGACAAGAAGAACGACAACTCTAACCAGTTCGAAATCGTTGTCGGTGAGACTGATAAAGAGTTCACTTTCAACTTCAAGGTTGAGAACATCAAGATTGTCCCTGGTTCTTATGATGTTGTAATCTCAAGTAAACTTTTGTCACGGTTTACCAATAGTTCCTATAACTTGAATTACTACATAGCTTTAGAACCAGACTCTACCTATAATGGCTAAGTACGAAGTAAAGTACATTTTACCTGAGTACGGAACAAAATACTTCTATGGTGAGATTGAAGCAAACAATCAAGTAGAAGCAGGAAGACTGTTCCAAGCAATGGTGCCTAAGTGCAAAATTATTGGTGGTGCTAAACGTTTATGAGACACATTTTATTCACCCTTAAAGGGTGTAGCATGGTTCTCCTTGACGATGAAAAATATGTCAGGGATGTTGTTTATCATGCCAGTGTCAAATGTAAGTCCACTCTGCTTGCTTTAAACTCTCATAAGTTTGATCCTCAGGGTGTTACCTGCGTTGCTATGCTTGCTGAATCTCATATCAGCATTCACACTTGGCCAGAAACTGGTATGGCAGTATGCGATGTTTTTACCTGTGGTGATCACACTAAACCCCAGGATGGTGTAGAATATATGAAACAGATGCTTCATGCGTCTGATATTGTTTCCAACGAATTTGTTCGTCCACTTGAGTGAGTTTATGTCTCGTAATGAGTTTCTTTGGGTCGAGAAGTATCGTCCCAAAACTATTGATGAATGTATTCTGCCAGAGCAAACCAAAGAAACCTTCAAGGAGTTTCTAGAGAAGGGAGAGATTCCTAATCTACTCTTGGCAGGTCCTCCTGGCATTGGTAAGACCACGATTGCTAGGGCAATCTGTGAGCAACTAAAATGCGACTATATTATTATCAACGGATCTGATGAAGGAAGATTTCTTGACACGGTGCGGAATCAAGCAAAGAACTTTGCTTCGACCGTCTCTCTTTCTGCTGACGCAAAGCACAAAGTCATCATTATTGACGAAGCTGACAACACGACCCACGACGTACAGCTCCTCCTACGGGCAAATATTGAGGCATTTTATAACAACTGCCGATTCATCTTCACCTGTAACTTCAAAAACAAAATCATCGAACCACTACACTCTCGATGTGCCGTGGTCGATTTCTCTATCAGTGGAAAGCAAAAACCTTCTATCGCAGCAGAGTTCTTCAAACGACTCAAAACCATCCTGGATAAAGAGGGTATTGAGGCAGATCAAAAGGTTCTTGCCGAACTGATCAATAAGCACTTCCCTGACTGGAGACGTGTGCTTAATGAGTGCCAACGGTATTCTGTCAGTGGAAAGATTGATAGTGCTATTCTTGCCACCTTCTCTGATGTTTCTGTAAATGATCTTCTCAAGAATCTCAAAGAAAAGAACTTCCCTGAAGTCCGTCGTTGGGTCGTGGACAATCTGGATAATGATCCTAGTGTACTACTGCGTCGTGTTTACGATGCTCTTTATAGCACCGTGGAGGGTCCTAGCATTGCTGCTGCTGTCCTCATTATTGCTAAGTATCAGTATCAAATCGCATTTGTTGCCGATCAGGAAATCAACCTTCTGGCAGCCCTAACTGAAATCATGGTGGAGTGTAACTTTAAATGAATGTAAAACTTATTCGTGTCGTAACTGGTGAAGAGATCGTCGCAGAGGTTGTCTCTGAAACTGACGACACCATCACTGTTCAAAATGCTCTTGTGGTTCTTCCAACTAATAATGGTGTTGGATTTGCTCCCTGGGCAACTGTGATTAGCAAAGATGAACCTGAGATCATTGTGTCACGTAATCATCTTGTCTATGTCGCAGAAGTTCAGGATGATGTTGCTAGCAAGTACAAAGAAATGTTTGGCAATATAATTACTCCTGCAGAAAAGAAACTTATTTTGTGATCCATGAGCAAGTATAATCAAGAACGATTGATAAGTGCTCCAGTAGCACCAGTTCCCTTTGGATTTTATCAATTTGAAGAGGATGATGTAAAACTTCTTAAACGGTACGCAAAGGAATTGAAAGATAGTCCTCTTCGAATTCCAATGAGAACTTCTGCTAATGTTGAAGAAGTTTATGAAGCATCACCTTTTATGGATGATGTTGTTGGTGCTATTGCACTCAAAGCAATCAAGTCACTAATCAACGAATTGCCACGAACTCACCGATGGAGAATGTTGAACTCTTGGGTTGAGTATGTAAAAAAAGGTGATTTTCTTCCACCCTGCCAAATGCTTGGTGGTGATATGGCTTTTTCTGTTTGGATTAATATCCCCTACGATCTTGAAGAGGAGATGTCACAACCACGGTGCTCTGCTACAAATGATCCGTGTGCCAGTAAGACTCATATGATTTATTCCAATCCCATTGGCAAAATTTCTACGAGGAGTTTTACCTTTACTAAGGCAGATGAAGGTGTAATGCTGATTTATCCTTCCAATGTTTTACTTCAATCTTTTCCTTTCTATACTTCTGATGAGGAATGTATTATAATGAGAGGATCTCTAGTTGTAGAAGAAATTCCAGTTCGTAACTGATGTCAAAATATCCATTGAAAACCCCTCTTCGTTATCCTGGTGGAAAGTCTAAGGCAATCACTACCCTTGCTCCGTGGTTGCCTTCTGACCTGAAGCATTATCGTGAACCCTTCATTGGTGGTGGTTCAATGGCAATCTACATTAGTCAGGCATATCCCAGTGCCGACGTGTGGATCAACGACCTCTACGTGCCCCTGTATAACTTCTGGGTGCAGTTGAGGGACAATGGTGAGGAACTGTCTGAAACCATCTACAAGATCAAGTCTGACATCATCAACGACGATGACGCACACAAGAAACTCTTTACTGAATGTGCTGAGTCTATTGATTCTCAGACTGGTGTAGACCAGGCAGTCAGTTTCTTCATCATGAATAAGTGTTCTTATTCAGGTTTGACACAGAATAGTAGTTTCTCCCCTACTGCTTCTAAAGCAAACTTTTCTCTCGTGGGTGCCGAGAAACTGAAGAAGTTCTCCAATCTCATTCAGAACTGGAAGATCACCAATATCGATTACTCCAATCTTCTTGGTGGTGAGGA